ATTGATACCCCTCTTATTACGAGCTACCATCAAGTTCCTTAATCAGCTGATAAGATCTCCAAGATTGAATTCCTTGGAGGTCGTCACCGTACTGGTTCTTGATGATCCCTTCAGTTCCCTCAGTTTGCTCAAGTCTCCTTATATACTTGACAACTGAATCTGATGATGGTAACAGGGGATATTTATCTAGTGAAAGCCAGAATTTCACAAACTCTTCGAAAGCTGGGTGATACTTAGTACATTCCAGTATAGATAAGGAGCGGATAGCGAAGTATTCTTCGCCTTTTAAACCATCTTTAACGAAGGTAACAAATCGTTCCAGGTAGCATAATCTATTAAAAGCTCGGCTAATAGGATATACACCTTTTATTTTACCGTCAACCGAAAGAGCTGGATGATACAAATGTTGTAAGAATATTGCACAAATTTTACTTACAAACGTTTTATCAGCGTTAGTTTCATAACCCCAAGATGCACAATGATTAAGATAATTCTTAACATCTTCCTCATCTTTAAGGACTAAACAACCATCGTCAATTAGAATTAAACTCTCGTCTAATTCAATTGTACCATAACTCTTCATTAGGTTAGCATGTGCCAACGATCCAATGGGCGTGGTATTCATAGAACCAGACGGTGTTCCATGATATCCATTCAGTATTCCGTCAGGCGTAGCCAATGGCACGTTGTTGAAGTCATACTTTACATTAAGCAAATATGGATGGTATCTTCTCTGAAACAGTGTAATGTAATCATTCCATGCACAATCAGATATCTTACCCTTCGTGCTACCGTCGAAATCACTGAAATCGGTAGAAACAATTAGTTCATCTCGAGAAATAGCAGATCTAATGATTGTATCCATTCTATCGTTTACTTCTTCTGGACCAAGGAGTGCTGCGAGCCACGGCTGTCTCTTCATCCAATCAAGTACGGGAAGGAAGAACTTTATCTCACTAAGAATCTGATCGAGAGAGATTCCCCAAACACCTCTAGTCTTTCCTTGCTCCTGCGTTCTAGTATAAAGAACTGCAGGCCACAGCAGGGTGCTAACCTTACCAGGCTCTAATGGAAGTTTGTTTGACGACTGCTTCCATTTATATCCTCCATTCTTATCCATGGGAAGAGGCATGTCCTCAAGGGCCTTACCTTTGCTTTCCATTGTAGGAAGCGAAGCTGCCGTGCTTTTCTTGATTTTCTTAAGTGCCGTTTCATTACTGACAGGTCGTAGACGGTTAAGATCACGAGTCTTAACTGGAGAATCCCCTGGTTCACAGTCTTGTTTTGCGGTCGAAGGCTCAAAGTACGCATAAGT